AATCGGGCTGCTTGGCAGACTCGACAAACCGAGATACGTCACTCCAGCGGCGACCGACCGCTACAAGGCGACCATCTTCATGCGCGGCGGTATTTACGAGACCGATAACGTGAGCGGCCAGATCGCCGTTGGCGCGGAACTCAGTTTCGACGCGGCGACCGGCCAACTGAAGACGGTCGGTCAAGGCGAAACCGCCATCGCCAAGGCGCTCGCTGTCGGCGGTAATATCGTCAAGTTCAAATTGCTGATCTAAAGACTTTGGGCTCAGGGCTTTAGGTGAAGACCTCAACCTTCAAAGCCTAATGTCCAACGCCTAAAGCCAAAAAGGAATACCATGAAATCGAAAGCAATATCGCAAGAGCGTTTTGAAGCCATCGCCGCCGATCTGCGGGAGGCATACGGGATGGGTCCCGATGGTCTCCGCGCCATCGCCGCGGTGATAGCGCCGCCGATCTACGACGAGATCAAGCAGAAAGAGATCGCGACTCTTCTGCTCGCCGAGCATAAACTACCCAAAGGCGAACCGGCGCGCTATAACAAAGTGCGTGAAGTCAAAGCCTACTGGATCGGCGCGGGTGGCCAGGTGCATCAGTCGAATATGGATGAGTCCGAGATCGAGTTCCCAATCGACCGCGTCGCTTCCAATCCCGCTGTCGATGTCTCTGTGCTCCGTAACGGCGACGTTTATCGCCTGACTGATATGGAGAAGTGGGCGGGATCGGCAATCCGCAAGAAACTGAACGAGCGGACGGTCTCGGTGATTTCAGCTGCCGTGCCGGAGTCGAATGTCGTCGAGGTAGCGGGAAATGCCCTGACCGAGGCGGCGCTGCATCAGGCGATCTCGATCCTCGAAGACAAGGATTTGACCCTGAAGTATATCGTCATGCGCGGCGGTCGCTTCAATGATATTCGGGGCTGGGACCTGGATCCGGTGACCGAGCGCGAGCTGCGCGAAAAAGGGATTGTCAAGTACTATTCCGGCGCGCAGGTGCTGCTAACCGCAGCCTCGAAAGCCTCTGAAGTGCTGCTGATCCCTGACGAAGAGGTGGGCAAGTTTGCGGTTCGGGCACAGATCGCGGTCGAGGCCGACAATCGCCCGAGCGAGTTCAAGGTCGGCTGGGTGGTCTGGATGGAAGTGGCGCACGGCGTTCTTCGTCCCGATCTCCTGGCAAAAGTCAAGATCCTCGGGAGCTGACGTAGATGATCACCATTGAAAACTGTCGGCCAGTACTGTTGCTGCTCCCGTTGTCGAAGGTGACGCTGAAACCGAGGGGACGAGCGTCCTTCCCAGACTCAAGCGCCGAGATCGAACGCGCGGTGAAAGCTGGTTGGGTGAGAATTGTTGTGCCTGATAGTTCTCTTCAGTCAGACGAAAAGACCGGCGATTCTGCACATACAGAAAGCGATACCAGTAAATCACCTGCGACTAAATCGCCGGTTGCTGACGAGACTCCAGCAGGTATTCCGAGCAAGAGTCCTGTCTCTACTCCGATTGATGCCGACTCAATCCGACCAGCAACCCACGATTGGTTTATCGACTACTCCGACGTGGAAGATGGGAATGTGACCATCTCCGACCGTTCGACCGGCAGATCTATCGTTGCTGAGATCGCCGAGAAGAAGGGCGAACAACACTTCACGCTGAAGAATCTCGGCACGGTCAAAGGACAGCAACTCTGGCCGACCGCTCAGGCATTGGAGAAGTTTGATGCAACTGAGTGAACTCGTTCGGACGCTTCGTCTGGAGTATCACGACACCGAGGAAAGCTCGCCGCTATTGGGCGACGAGCAACTGAAGCGGGCGATCACTCAATCACTCGTTGCGGTGAAGAAGGATGTCCAGCAGACCTTCGGCCTCTCGCTTGAAGGTGTGATATCGCCCGATCCGGAGCCGGAAGACCGCGAGCTGATCATCCTCTACGGTCTGGCGGTCGTCTGCCGGATGATGCAGGCGCAGACGGCAAGGGGATTCTCCTTCTCGTCGGGCGATAAACGCATTGATAAAACCAAGCAACCTTCATACTGGGCGGAGCTTGGTCGCGGTTATCTCGATCAGTACCGCCTGGCGGTTCAAGAGCGCAACCCGGAATACGGCCTCGGTGTCCCGTCGGTTACCCCGATGATTTACGGCTCAGATGATGCATCTCTCTGATGCTGAGAAACGAATGATCACCTTTGACACGGCGGATCTGATCCGAATGTCGGGGGAGACGGCGCGGATCATCAGACCGGTCGTGAAGGATGCCGGTAGCTTCGCGGGACCCCACTCTGAGACCGAGAATGTCATCGCCGACGTCCCGATTGAATTTCAGTCCTTGTCGCCTACTGAGCAGAAGCAGATCGGCGCGGACGGGCTCTGCAACCTGCTGCCGGAAACAGATGTTAAGGACGGGGATCTGGTGATATTCGGCGGTGTGAGATTTGTTGTCACCGACGTTCGTCCTGAGAATTGCTTTGGGGCGGTGACCCATTTGACGGTCAGACTGGAACGTGAGTATAAGGCTCTGCCGTGATGAAGATTGAAGTTGACCTGCCAGCAGTTGAGCGGGTCAAGACCTTCTGCCACCGCTATCCGGGTGCGTTGCGAGAGGCTCTTCACGATGGACTGATGGCGATTGCGCTGGAGATTCATCGAACGGCGGTCGAACGGTTGAAAGGCGAAGGCGCGGTCGATTTGGGGCAGCTCTGGAATTCGATCAACATCCATCGCGTCTCGCCCACGGAAATCATCGTCGGTACTAATGTCGAATATGCTGCAGCGGTAGAATTCGGCGCAGCGGGGCACTGGTTGACGATTGACAAGATTCCGGGGTTTCGGGGCTGGCTTAAGCGGCATGGCATCGACACTACTGGAACTATGAAATACTTCTACGTCCAGCCGAAGCCGCGCCCCTACATGGAACCGGCTTATCAGCAGGGAGTTAAGGTCGCCTCGGACGAGATCAGGCAGGCTGTGGAGTTGGCGATATCGCGGGTGGGATTGTGAAACTCCAGCGCGCAATTGCAGCCTATCTGACCGACCGGATTCCGGGCTTGCATGCCTTCAAGGATGATCTGGCGTTTATCGCTGCCGGCAATCCCTATCCATACTTCCTGATCGACTTGATCTCGACGCGCCGGAGGGCGGTTGGGACTGGGCTCTGGGACAGAGTTGTCCTGAGCGATGCCGGTGGGATCGCAACAAAGGCCGTTTCGGTGCACCAAGTGCTGCGTTTCACCGTCCGGGCAGCTAACACACGGGACGCGAACGGGAACGCGGTGGTGGCCGAAACCTGCGACCAAATCGAGGCGCTGCTGATTGAATTGTGTCGGGGAGGTTCGGCGGATATCACAGATCCCGAGTCCGGAGAATCCCTTCACATAGAACGGACGCTCTTTCATGGCAGATATGACGTTTCGCCGATTGAAAAAGGGATGCCTTTTGTCTATCAACAGGCTCTCTCTTTTCTCTTCGTCGAACAGCGACTTCTCCGGCAGAGCGTTCCGGCGAGGTTGAACAAAATCAGAATTTCGTATTCGGGAAGCTAATGACAAAAGTAAAGAAAATAGACGACGCCGTAGCCGATGCGGGAGACAGCGATTCCCCTCTGCGGATCAGCACCATCATCCAGCAGCATCAAGTTGGCGAATTGGGAGCGGCCGCGGTGATGGCTGAGCATGGCTTGAAACCAAGCGACCGGCTCGAACCGCAACGCTTCCTGCAGATGATCGCTGAGTGGAAGAGTCTTCCAGCAAGGAGAAACTGATGCCGACGCGCATAATTAAAGACGTTTACACGGAATATCTCTCAGGCTCGGTCGTGGTGACACCGCCGCCGACCAACATCGAGTTCGTAGCAGGCGCAGCCGAAGGCGGTCGACTCTTAACCCGTTACACCATTTCCGACAAAGAGACAGCGCGGAAGATATTTCGCGGCGGAGAACTGTTGAGAGCGATCTCCGAACGACTCGACGCCGGGAGTTCAATCATATACGCGGTTCGGATCGGCGACGCGCATAATGCGTCCCTCGAATTGAAAGCGGTTGACATTCCGGTAATAAAGATCGAAGCAGTCGAGCCGGGCGTCTGGGCGAATGGCATGGAGATCGACGTCAGCATTGCGGGCGTTGGTCGGCGGATTGAGATCACCGATCCAGTCAGCGAACAGACCTACTCGTTCTCCGGCAACGATAATGATTTGTTGGTCGCCGCAATCAATGCCGGACAATCACTGATTCATGCGACGAAGTTAGCCGCCGGAATTCCTGACGTCTTACTCGACCAACATCTGACGGGCGGAACTGATGGTGCGGCTCTCACTAATGGCGACTATATCGATGCCATCGAGTTCTCGGAGCAGTTCACCGATGTGGCGTGGGTGCATTTTGTCGGGGCTGCGACTCCGGCGCTCTGGACGGCTATCACCACCAGCTGCAAGAGAATGGTCGAGAACGTCCTTGGCGAACGCTTCGCGCTGCTCGATTTGCCGAGGTTTACCGCCGTCGATCCGGCCAGACCGACTCCGCAAGAGATTCAGGATTACGTCGACGATTGCATCGCTCTGAAGGCTGACTACACCGACCGCAATGCGGTCTTCTTCATTGGCGAAGGGTTGTTCAATGACGCGGATGGGAACGCCTATCCTGCCAGAGTGACTTCGGCTTGCAGTGGTTTGATGGCCTCCGTCAATCTGCAGAAGAGTCTGATCGGCGAGTCGCCTGCCGGAATCGTTTCATTGCTTCCGGATTTCAGTCGCGGGCAGCAGGTGCAGCTGATCGGGGCGAACATCAATTATTTGCGCGCCCAGCCCGGCATCGGCAAGATCATCGCTCTATCCGTCAATGCTCCTCCTGCCGGTGAAGCTTACAACCGAATCGAGAAACTTCGCGCGGTTTACTCAGCGGGGAAACAGGCGAGGCTTGCCGCCTTCCCGCATCTCGGACGCCCCAACGATGCAGGCGGTGAGGGCTTGAAACTGTTGGAAGAGGATATCAAGCGCCCGCTCGAACTGATGAAGCAGCGCGGTGAGATTGACAGCTTTGCGCTCGCTGTGGAATCGACTCCCGAAATGCGCAGCCTCGGCGAAGCGTCGGTGAGACTCAGCATCAACTCGATGAAGGCATTCGAGGTGATCCTGACACAAGTATATCTCGATTGAGGAGACCTAAACCATGCCTGACCTAATCGAAGATCTCGGCTTTGCCGACGGCGTATCCGGCAACTCGATCAAGATGTTTCTCGACGGGGTGCCGGTGCTGGCGTTGCAGAACTTCAACTGGAAGATCAAGAAGGACAAGAAACCGCTCTACGGGGCGGGCTTCAAATCGGCGCATGGCGTCACCCGCAGCGCTCACAAAACCTTCGAGATCGACTTTGAGATCAAAGAGATCCTGATCAACTCTGCTATTAATGTTGTTCAGATCGCCAAGAACCTCGCCTTCCTTGCGGCGTTTGAAGACTTCACCGATATCCGTAACGCGGTGATCATCATCATGTATCCCGGCGCGGCCGCGGTCCGCTCGAAGACCTTTACAGGAGTCGAGATCACCAATCAGGAGGGTGGCTTCTCCGACAGTGAAGACGCCGAACCGATCGGCGTCAAATGCAGCGGGTTCGCCACAGCCGCCACCGGAATCTTCTAAACAGAAACAGAACCAATGAACCAGAAAACCACCACCACCGACATGGATCAGATCATCGCCGAGCTGAAAGAGAAGTTCAAGGCCTATCCCCTTTTTCAGATCACCGACAATTTCACCGGTGACGTCTTCATCATTCGCGGCTCGAACTGGGACGAGTTCTCACAGGTCGGCAATGTCAAGCCAGGCAAGGAGAATCGCGTCCCGCTCAACATGGTCAAGGCCTATGTGGTCTATCCTGAGATCGACGCGCAGGATATCGAGTACAACCGCTCCGGAAACTGGCAGCCTGGCAGGATCGTCGCCTTGGCTGAACAGATTCAGGAAGTGCTCGGTTACAACAAGGCTTTCTCAGTAAAAAAGCTGTAGAGGGCGGGAAGCGTGAACTTACCGGTAATTGGTACTTGCAGATGAGAGCGGTGATCTGCAAGACCTTTCCCGCTTATACCTTCGACGCTGTTGACTCTCTGCCTATGGATCGGGTGATCGAGATTTACGCTTCTGCCGAGTGGCTGTCTGATGAGGAGAAGAAGCATATCGACAAGGCGACGCGGAGACGAACATGAGTATGCTCGAGGGTTTCACCCAAGGCATTAATATCCGCCTGACCGGCTCCTCCAATCTATCCAGCACCATGGGAGAGGCGGTGACGCAGATGGATCGTTTCAAGACCTCTGCGCGAGGCCTGCTGAAGTTAGGCGGAGCCTTGATGGGGGTCGGAACCGCTCTGGCAGGATTCGCGCTGTTGACGGTCAAATCGACCAACGCGACCAGCAAGGCTCTGGGCGAGATGGCGGCCATCGGTTTTCAGGATATCGCCTCCCTCGAGCGGGCGGCAAGTGATTTCTCGAACCAGTTTGCCGGTTACACCAAGCCCGAGTTCATTGCCGCCGCTTACGATATCAAGTCGGCAATCTACACGCTTTCAGACGCCGCCATCGGCGAATATACCAAGATCGCTGCGCTCACCGCCAAGGCCACTAAAGCGACCGTCGCGCAGATGACTTCGCTCTTCGGCACCGGCTATGGCATTTACAAGAACTTCTATAAGAATCTCTCCGACTTTGATTTCGCAGGGATGTTTTCAGGGGGAATCTCGCAGGCGGTGATCGCTTTCAAGACGACGGGACCTGAGATCGCCGGAGCGATTTCCAACTTGGGCGCATCTGCGACTTCGGCGCTGCGTCCCTTGGAAGAGCAGTTGACGGTCTTGGGTCTGCTCAGCGCGACGATGACGGGACCCGAGTCGGGAACGATGTATCGTTCGTTCATGAAGTCGGCGGCCCAAGCGGGAGTTCGGTTGGGAATCAGTTTCGTCGATGCGCAGAACAATCTATTACCGATTGCCGACATTCTGGAAAAGATCAAGGGGAAGTATGGTGAGACGGTCGATGCGATGGAGAAGCTGCAATTACAGGAGGCGTTCGGTCGCATCGAATCGTTAGGGGTGGTCGATCTGTTGCTGCCGAAGATCGGGGAGATTCGGGCGAACATGGCCTCGATCAAGCAGGCGATGCAGGGCGGCACTGAGACGACCCTGCAAATGGCAAAGGCAATGAATGAGGACTTAGGGGCGCGGATCGAACTGATGATGCAGCGGATTCATAACAGCGCCGAGACCATCGGCAAGTCGCTATTGCCGATCATTCTTCCGTTGGTGCGACTGATATCCGACGCGGCGATGGCGTTTGGGAAATGGGCAGAAGCCAATCCGACACTGGTGAAGGTCGCAATGGTGATGACGATGATCGGCGGCGCGTTCGCGGTTGTCATCGGCGCACTGGCCTTGGCGGGAGCGGGACTGCAATTCATACTGGCGGGGGTGATATCGCTCGCTGCAACCTTCGGCGTTGGAACTGCTGCGTCACTCACATTCTCAACCGCCTTGGGAGGTCTGGCCGGAATGGTGTGGGGATTGGTCGCGCCGCTCCTGCCGATAATTGCGATTCTGGGCGCTCTCTATCTCGCCTGGCGTACCAACTTCTTGGGATTTCGGGATACGGCGATGGCAGTCTGGGGGGCGCTCCAGCCGGTCTTTGAATCGCTCAAGGTTACCATCGGCGCTGTCGGTGGGTTCGTCATTGACCTGTTTGGCGGATGGATAAAGGCGGCAGCCGATTGGTTCACCGTCTGGAACTCCCGCTTTACCGGTATCAGGTCTCCTCTGTTAGGACTCGCCGGTCTCGTCGCCTATGCAATCGGATTCATGGTCGGGTTGTTCGACCGCGTCGCCGGATGGTTTGGAAAGCATCAGGCGCTCGGATCTGCTCTCGCGTTGGTTTTCGGTGGCGGTGCGCTCGGCGTCCTGAAGTATGTGAAAGCGACAGGCGGATTGGTCAATGGGCTTTCGGTTCTTCCCTATTACCTGCGGGTTGCCGGGGCTGAGATCAAATACCTTGCGCTAAAGATGGCGGCCTTCGATCCGGCCACGCTTCCCCTGAACATCAAATCGGCGTTCGGGACGATGGTCACAGCGGTTAGATCCGGCGTGGTGAATATGGTAGTCGGCCTCAGACAAGGTCTCCAATCCGCGTGGACCTTCTCCGCCGGAATGGGCAAGTCAATCCTCCAATGGTCTGTTCAGTTTGGTCAAGGGATCGCCTTCGCTGTCAAGCAACTTGGGGTTTTGGCGGTCGGGTTTCTCCAAGCGACGGTCAAAACGGCTCTTTTCATCGGACGCCTCATTGCCGCCAAGGTCGTAATGATCGCTCAGTCCATCGCCACCGGCGTCGTCACCGCGGCGCAGTGGGCTTTGAACCTCGCCATGAACGCCAATCCTATCGGGCTGATCATCACCGGAGTCGCGCTTCTTATCGGCGGGATCTATCTGCTCTACAAGCATTGGGACGTTGTCTGGGCTGGAATGAAGAGCGTTGCTGGCGCTGTGTGGGACTGGATGGTTCGGGGTTGGACCCAGTTTGTGGTGTTCTTCCGCGATTTGTTCGGTTGGCTGACTGGAGTTATCGGGAGTGTTGGCGAGAGTCTCTCCGGAGTGTTCGGCGGAGTTTGGAGCAGTATCAAGGCGGCGTTTACTGGAATGCTCGGTTGGATCATCGGGAAGGTCAATGGGCTGCTCTCGGGGCTTTCGGGGCTTACAGGATTGGTCGGTATTGAAATCCCGCTGATTCCGACGCTTGCAACCGGCGGTGAAGTTATGAAGGCAAGTTCGGAGCCTTTTGTCGTGAAGGGCAGCGTTGCCTCAGTTCCAGCTCCAACCATGCTCGCGCCGATTCTGCCGACGCCTGTATTGTCTCCGATGGATTCTTTCAAGACGACTCCTTCCGGCAGCGTCGTCAATACTGCCATCACATCCGACCGCAGCAGCCGTTCGGTTCACATCGACCGCAGCATCCGTGACGTCAGAATTGAGATCAATGCAGCCGGTCAAGACTCTCGTTCGATCAAAGATCAGTTGACCGAGTTTTTCAATGAATTAGCGGCGCAGGGCGATGCGATGGAAGGGGTCGCCTTTGACCGAGGATGAGCAGCCTCAGCAACCTCAGCAGCGACAGGTCTCGAACGAAGAGGCTCTGGAATGTCTGCTTGGCGGCTTGCAACTTCCGGTTCCCCCGCGTCAGATGACGATTAAGCAGGCGCTGAAGATCGATGAGATCGAGATCAAGGGGCGCAGCGGGAAGGTAAAGCAGCCGGTCGGTTATGAAGACGCGCAGATTAGCATCGAGCTTGAAATCTGCGCGCTCGAAGAGGGGGGCAAGATTGTCGAGACGGCGCGCGAGCGCTTCGAGAAGGTGCAGCGATTGTTCCGAGCCTCACGTGAGGCCTTGCCGCAACCGGTCGAGATCGTCTCAACCCTAACCGACGCTTGCGGCATCCGGAAGGTGCTGATCAAGGAGTTGGAAGTTCACGACAACGAACTCGATTACATCGACTGCACGCTGCAGTTGACAGAGTTCGAGTCTGTCGCAAATCAGCTGAAGAATCAGGCCGCCGAATCCGATGCGAAGAAGGACGCGGCGGCCAAGAGTGAAGAGGCCATCGCGGGAGACAAGAAGCTCGCCGAAGCGCTCGGGAGTCCCGAAGAGGATTACCTCAAAGGCCAATACGATCAGGGCAAGGCCGACGCGATGGGTGAAGAATATCCCGACGAAGCGCCCGGCGACGATCCCCCATAATCCTTATGCCTCTTTGAAGTAGCCAGAACCGATCAGTCCGTTGACGAACGACTCGGCGCGCTCTTCGAGGGTCTCTCCTTCGAGGGTAATCTCAACCCCGGCGATCTGAAGGATGAGATCGGTTAAATGGCCGAGATAGGTGTCGATTTCTACTCCGCGCTCGAAGTAGGCTTGGCGACGCATCTCCACGACGATATCGAGGGCGCTGCCGGTAAAAACGGTGTCTTGATTGACGAGTTCGTGCTTGATCATGATAATTCCTCTTTATAGGGGCTTTGTGCCCGATTGATTAACGCTTCGATGTGTTCCTCCGGCAATTCCCAGTCGCGGCAGCCGGAGATGACGATCTGCAGATAGCCGCATCCGGGGGGCGCATACCACCGGCGGTCGGTCATCACATAGACGAGAGCTTCGACAGAGTCTCCCGCAACGGTGGTGATCGTTACCGTCTTACGGATGTAAAGTCTCGGGTATCCCTCAAATCGGTCGAGGGCGTCGAGATGCTTCTGAGTCAGACGATAAAGCGCCCCGTGGACATTCTCACCCACTGCCGGTTCGATATCAGCGACGCCTCGAAATACGACCCGATGATCGGGCAGAACAGCGCGAGCAATTTTAATGTGACCGGGGCAGCGCATCCGCATTCCGCGCAGGTCGAGATTTGCTCCGTATGCGAAGTAGATGATCGGGTTCTTTTTCATGATTCTTCACTCGTGAAGCGCTGAGTAGTGTTCGGCCTGCCGTAGCGCCAAGCGCTGTTGCCGGTCAAGTTCTTGGTCAGGTAGTGGCGGGCGAGTTTGAACTCGTCGCCCTTCATACCGAGGGTAGCGACCAGCCAGACCCGGAAGTTGAACTTCGGATTGTCGGTTGGAATCTTCTTATGACTGGCGGCGCGGGCGTTTAATGCCTTGGCCGAGAGGGCAAGACAGAAGAGCACCCAGCTGGACACCTTCTCTGGGTTAAGGGTACCATTGAAGTAGCGGAACTCTACGGTGCATATATCCCTAAAGCAATTGTTTAGGTTCATCCCGTGGTAGCGATGATTCTCGTATCTTTCGGGACTCGCGTTGTAACTTCCGAACCAGTATTCATTCAGTCGCTGCATGCTCTTCGGCCTTCGCTTGGCGACCTTGTCAATGAAGTCGACCTCCATCGGGCGGGTGTATCTTGCCCGGCGTTCGGGCAGGACGTTTAGGGCGTCGAATATCATGTCTTCGTTCTTGTAGATCATCTTGGCGAGGATGGAAAGCGATTGCGGTGTGTGTGGTCTTGCGTCGACATGGCAGTGCATACTGGTCGATCTATGCGCGAGCCCACCGGCTGCCTTTGCGGCTCGGACAGCGTTCTGCAAGACCGGCATGTCGCTGTACTGAAGGATCGGAGTCACCAACTCCGATCCGGAGACGCCATTAACGATACCAATCGAAGAATCATTCTTCAATTGCCACTGTCGGCCTTGCAGGTCGGCGATGATCGTGGCGTCGAGGCTGCCGCTGTGATTTTGAATGACCCTCCCGCCGATCGCCTCGGCGACGGCTTGGACGAGGGTTGCTCTATCGACTCCGGCGATTTCGATCTCGACGCCGAAGTTCTGGTCGGTGATGGTTGGCATGGGTTGTTTGGTTATCCTATTGAACTGTAACGAGTTAATGTTCGCATCGAAGGTGCGGTGGGGGTCGGTCGAAGTCAAGGCTGGTTCGGATTATCTTATTATGCAGCAACCATTTACATCGGGTTCGCGGTCGCCCTTTCCCTATTTGAATCCGGTCGTCCAGGTGACCGTTGCCGGTCGCGAGATCGGGGCAAACGTCTCCCGGTTCGGCGTCGTCTCGGACCTACGGGAGAAGGCCGACACCTGTGTGGTAATGGTCGCTGACCAGAATCGCAGCCTGGCGGAGAGCATCAAACGCGGCGACCTGCTTGCGATCGGTTGGGGTTATGCTGGCGAGGAGTTGACAGAGATATTCAGGGGTGTGGTGCGAGAGGTCGGGAGCGCCGGGCAGACAGTGATTCGGGGGATTGATTGGAATGTCCTGCTGAACAGCCTGCGGGCGAACGCGACATTTCAGGACGATACGATCTCAGGCATAGTCAAAGCGATCATAGCCGACGCCAGTCTGAAAGTGGAAATCGAGGAGTGCGATGTTACCCCCGAACTCTTCCCCGGGTTTGGAAGGACGATCAGAGAATGCCTTGACGAGTTGAGTCAGTTGGCGGGGCGCGAGAAGGGCGAAGAGTATTTCGATTACATCCGGGACGGAGTCTTCCATTGGGGGCAAAAGAAGAAGGATGCGGCGGCCGTCAGATCATTCCAAACCGGCGTCGACATCATCCGGACAGAGCCGAGCGGCGGCGGGTTATTGTTCCTTGAGACCATGGTGACCGGCATCCAGCATAGCCAAGTGATCGAGGTCGACGGCGAACGGCGCTATGTCCTTCGCTCTGAATACCTGTGGGACTCCGGAGGCAGAACGCGGATTTGGAGCGAGCTTGCTGGATAGATTAAAACGGATATTTGAACTTGCTCGCCCTGACCTCTCCTCCTATATGCGGTTTCCGGTCGAGGGGGTGGTGACGGCGGTCGATGCAGCGAAGTACACCTGTGACGTTCAACCAAGCGATCCGAAGATGACGCTGCTGCCCAGTTGTCGCATTCTGACGATCTGGGCAACAAAGACAACTCGAATTGTGGCACTTCCATCGGTCGGCGACAAGGTGATGGTCGGTTTCGAGAATGGCGACCACACAAGACCTTACATCCAAGGTTTCATTTCCGAGCAGGGATTGTCGGGAGCGTTTCTGATCGAAGCGGAGAAGGCGCGGGTGATGATCGACAGGGGAGGGAAGGTGGTCGTTGAGTCGAAGTCCGATGTGGAAGTCTCCTGTGTCAACTGCGTGGTCAAAGCGAGCGGCAAGATCGACCTCGGGGAGAATGGGGCGGGAGTTGTGACCGGCGGTCCGCAGGGAACGATGCCGGTCTGCTTCGTGACTGGAGCGCCTATCCCCTGCTCGATTTATGTAACGGCTAAACCATGAGTGGGAATCAGCGATGGCTCTAACCGGTGATGTGATCAAGGCTGCGATTGATAATGCCGACAACTCGGCCGATTTCTGTGATCGGCTCGCCAAGGCGATTGTCGAGAATCTGGATGTCAAACTCCCTGCCGGTCTGGTGATCATCAAGGTCACAGGCCAGGCGGCTGGAACTCCCAATCCGGCTCCGATTACTTGCGAGGTGAAGTGACCAAGGACGCTCACTTGGGGGTTGACATCCTCTTCAGTGAAGATGGCGACCTCGTGGTAAATCAGTCGGGCGACCTTGCTCTGGCAACGGGGCGCGCCTGTCTCGTGCAGGATATCCGCGACCGATTTGGGACGTTGCATGGAGACCTTTACGCTCATTCGGATTGGGGAAGCAAGGCCATCCGACTCTTGGGAGCCTCTGATACGCCTCTCAATCGAGCGCTGTCCGTTCGCTATCTACGAGAGGCGCTTGAGTCTGAACCGAGGATTGAGTCCGAGTCT